AGCCAAGATTCCAGATACCCGAAGCAAAGCCGGGCGTATACAGCGGAGAAGACGCGCTGATAATGTTGCCGGGATACCCGTGAAGTGCCATTGCTACCCCTTACGAGCTGATCTGTTCGTAGCTTACCGAGAATGATATTGCGCTGTTCGTGCCGCTGGAAACCACAATCGCCTTATCTTCCAGCAGGTAAGTGGCCGTGGTCTTGTCCATAACGATCAGCGAAGCATACGCAGGAACAGAGATGTTGGATGCAATCGGGAACGTATTTCCAGAACCGATAGTCACCACACCGCCAGCAGCAGTGTTGCCGCTAGTGAAGATCGAAACAGTCACGTTCGCAGCCGTGTTGGTCTGGTTAGCAGCAACAATCTGATCCAGCTTGAATACGTTGCCAGAACCAGAGGTATTCGCCACCAGTACGAAGTTCGAAGTGTTAGCAGGAGTCAGATAGGTAGTCTGACCGTAGATTTGTGTCACATTGATAATATTCGGGTTCGCCACAGCGTTCTCCTTTTAATCCAAAAATTTTGCAGATTTTTTGGCTGTTAGAAACCAAAAATCATCGATATAGCCACGGCTTTACCAACAGAAACGCCAGCACTTCCAAAAGACAAATTGCCAGCGCCATCAGTCACCAAAGCTTGACCGCTAGTACCATCAGCCGTAGGCAGTTTCAAAGTAAATGTAGAGCTGATCGGGAACGCTACCGCAGTCGGCACCACGTTCGTACCAGTGTTAAATATCACCACCGAGGAGCTTGCGGGAATCTTGACCGTTGAACCTGTCGCACCAGTGTTCGAGCCATTAGCCACAATCACAGGGCTGGTCAGCGCGTTGTTGATGATGTACTGCTTCTCTATCGCCGGGATGAAAAGGTACTGCTGAGTGCTGATTGTGCCTGACAGGTTCAGTCGCAAATTACGTGCGGCCTGAGTAGCATTCGTGTCGGTCAGCGTGATGGCTGCATTGGCACTGGCAAACGTTACATCTGCCGAGCCAGTAATCGCCTCTTCAATCGCCGTGCCAAGGTTCGTGTTGGTGGTAGCGCCCCAAGTACCCGCCTGATCGCCAGTACCAATAAGCTCTATCTTTAGCGCGGAATATGTACTTGCCATGATGTTCCCTTACGTATTAGTGTTTATGAGCGTCCAGTCCTCGTCTACACCGGTATCTATCGGCTCCCACAACAACCTTCTGCTTACTCTATCTGACGCTGTTGCCGAGTCAGATACAAATACTGTGATCCTGCCTGTCGCACTATCCACATCTTCTGCGGTAGTTGTCTCTGCAATCTGTGCCGCAAAGTTTCCTAGCGACGATACTGCAATCGATGCGTTCGCTGCTTCAACAATACTGGTGATCATGGTGTTGAACACGTTCGCGCTGTCTTGCGCGCTTACACCCTCACCGATATTGTTCGGTATTGCAAATACGCTTGTTATTTCAACGTTGCCACTTGCGGTCTCATCAATCAAAACCCTGTAAGCAGGCGTTGATGCCATGGTATCAGCGCCAGTCGCAGTCTCTGATATCGAGCCAAACGTCGTGCGTAGCGGTGTTACTGCATCTGTGGCTACAACACTCTCAGACACCTGAGAATTTACGTTCGCAAGGCTGCTTACCAGATCTGCTGCTGTGGCCGTTTCATTCACACGAACGGCTGCTGTAAACCTGCTTAATACCGACTCACTCGCTACAACCGACTCTGCAACACTGGCACCAAGCGCAAATACCGCAAGTACCGTATCCGCCGCTGTTACCGTTTCACTTATCGTTCCAACCTTGATTGGCTGGCCAAACACAAAGTCTGCCGCTACTGCACTCTCGTCAATGAAGACTGTGACCGGAGCCGTGCCTGCAACGTTGGTCTGCTCGGACGCGGTAACTAGACCGCCATCACCAAGACCCCAGCCGTCAGATCCCCACGGCCCGTTGCCCCAGCCAGCGTTAGAGACGAGCGGATAGTAGACCGAACAGCCCCATCCAGCTTCGCCCCATGTACCGCTGCTATAGCCCCCATCAACGATGGCCACACATTACTCCACAGATTCCAGCTCTTCAAGAGTAAACCAACGCTCCTGCGAAACATCGCCGTTAGTCCATGACATCAGATACCAGATCGTACCGTCTTCGTCCATGCGCATGTGGGCGACTTCGCCCTCCGGCACAGCAACCTTCAGCCTGACCTTATCGCCCTTCTTAAACATAGCCATCTCCTATTAGGATGCGTCCAGATTGAACGAGTAGGTCACATTCAGAACGTCGCCGCTCACAACCGTACGGTCGCCCGGAGTCTGGAAGTCAGACACGGAGAACAGCAGGCCGGATGTACCTGTAGCTACATTCGTCAGGAACGCACCAGAAATCGTTGCATTGGCCGTCATGGTGAACGATGCCGTTGACGATGCGTTGTTGATGTTCGACGGATCTGCCAGCGTAGCAGCGCCAAACGTGGCTGCCTTGCGGTTGCCAGAGTAGCTGCTGTTCTCGTCCCAGCCTGCATGCGAAGCCAAGGTATCGCCGCCAGAGAAGGTCGTGCTGGCCGAGGTGTTGTTGACCAAACCAATGTACCAAGCTGCGGTGTAGCCGCTGCCAGAGAAATACTTGTTGTTCATGTCTTGCAGGCCAGTATTGACCACCAGGTTCTGGGCAATGTCTACCCACTTTTCCTGGCCGTCGCTGCTGTAGCAGGTAATGGTAAATACGCCGCCTGCGGACATACCCTCAACAAAACCAGTCTTACGGGCAACAGCGCCGCTGACGGTCTCAGTAGTCTTGGATTTTTCAATAGTCATGATGACTCCTTAGTTAATACGAATTAACGCACTTGACGCCGTATCAGGGGGCAGCGTCACAGTAAACGTGTTGTTCCCAGCCTGCGTCTTATCACCACCAAAATCCAGCGTAGCTATCGATGCGTTGCTTCTCGTTGTGTTGTAGATCAACGCGCCGCGCGCCGTAAACTGCGCAGGATTCCAGACCACATTGTCAAAACTAACATAGACAATGCCATTGCTGGTGGACTGTATTGTCACGTTCGACAAGTTGTTTCCACCAGCCGTATAACCAGTACCGCTAATCTCGTTCGTCGTGGTGTACGCCGTTGTGTTCTCGTCCAGCTCGGCGTACCCGGTATACAAAGCCATCTTCAGCGTGTCAGACGCAATGTTCTGGCGGCCATTCAGGATGTCCACCTTGAAACTCGTAGTCAGACCTTGGTAGATCGTCATGTGACCCTCACCCTAGTCTGACCGCTACGGTATGCGTCCTGACGTTCCATTCCATCACCCAGACGCTTCAGTTGTCCCATAGCCTCGTTATATTTGAGTTCAACATTCTGTATAAGGTCAGGCTCGGACTTCATAAACAGATATGCCTCACGGAGCGCGCCGTACAGCAGCACCGGATCGTAGTTGTCGCCCAGCCATGTCCTGCCATCAGCGGCAGTTGTAATCGACTCCGGGTAATAGTAATAGTGAAGCTCAACGTAATAAGCAGCATCAGGCGTCGGACCAAGTATAAAAGCTAACTCATCAGTCACAACGCTATTGGCCACAGCCGGTCCAAATATCGCGTAGTACAGAGGCAACCCAGTATCTGCCGGCGTTGGATACGCCTCACGGATATAGTTCACATCCTTGTTCAGCAGGTAGTGGTACACCTCGCTTGCCGTGCCGTAGTTCTCAATGACCGCCAGCGAATACACGGACAGAAAATCTATCGGGGCTGGCAGGTACTTGTTATTTGCTGACAACACACCAGTCTTGTTTGAGCGAAGCGCAGGGATCTGAACCGTGTTGTACACACGCTTCTCAGTCTGCTGCACGAATACAGGGATGTTATCTACGAACGTTTGCTCGTAGTTCTCCGTGTACTCCTGAATCGCCGCAACAAGCTCGGTGTACGTCATGCCATCGGACCCCTAGCCATCACACCCTTGGTGGCCGCGCCAGTACCGCGAATCTTGATGCCCGTAGTCTTTGTGTCCTCACGACCAGGATCGCCGGCAGAAACCCGCTGCACCGCCGTCTTCGGACCAAGCTTGTCCACAGCGATGTTGTTCGGATCTTCCATTTTCTTCAGCTTGGCCTTCACCGCTTCACCCTTCATGGTGTGGGGCGGGGCGTAGACTGAAGCAGGACCGACTTCTTTCCCACCTTTTTTCATAGAGTACTTTGCCATGTCGGCCTCACTTCGTGCGTTGGTTTTGAATGCGAGCTTGGTTCCGACCGTATTTTTTCAGATCGGCCGTAGTTACGCCACCCTTTTTCATGCCTTTGTGCATACGCTTTTCGTGAGCTTTCACCTCGGCTTTTGCTACCTTCTTCATCATATCCATTTGCTACTCCTAGTTAATGGTTACGTTTGCAACCGTAGTCTGCGCCACCAAGTTGTTCGGAGTCAGACCAGAATCATCCGACCTAGCCCCGCCTATCGGTGCCCAGCCCCACTGCACAATCCTGCTGCCGCCACCAGGATAACCATCCTGAGTGATGGCAGGTCCAGAGTTGAACTGCGTCTGGATCCCGGTAAAGCCTGACTGCCAGTACGACTTGTCCGGCCTTGGTTCCCGCACCGCCTGCGGGTCCGAAACGGGGTAAAGACCTAAACTAAGCTGTGGCTGGTCAGGCTCCCAACAGCTGGGACATACCTTAATTTTTACATTTTTAGTCTTGATAGTGAGCGTTTTCAAGACTTTCAACATATACCTAAACCCGCAGCGATCACACTCCGAGATTGAATTCTTGCCAGATGCGTATTTACTCGCCATAGTGGTTGTTTTTCAGTCTGTTCTGTACCGCCGGTATTACCTGCAAGTTTTCTGGCACATGCAACCCTGATACGTTTTTCCCTCTCAGCGGCACAACATGGTCAACGTGATAATTCAAGCCAACGCGCTTCAATGCATCACGATACATGTACACACATCCAATCTCAAACCAGTGCCCTTTGTTCAACCATGCCGGTGTTGCCTGTAACTTTACCGCCCGATACTTAGCCCTATTCGCAGCAATTCTTGCAGAGTTTTTCTGCCGTGTACGCTTATCTACATCTGCCGCCCGTTCTGGATGCCTTGCTTTCCAGGCTTGGGTTCTTGCCACGCTTTTCTCTGGGTACCTCTTTGCATACCGCTTGCTTTGTTCTGCCCACTTCTCTGGGTTAGCTTCACGCCACTCTTTTACCCGTTGGTAAGCTTTCTCCCGGTTACGCTGCGCATAAGCCTTTTGATACGCTTTCCTAGCTTCTGGGTCTTTGAGTGGCATGAATCACCTGTACGTAATCATGCGTGGCACCAACCGGTCAGGAGCTTTCTCCCTGTCCTCGCCAGACGCCATTTCCCATGCCTCGTCGTACTGCTGCTTCAAGAACTGCAACCGCTCAAGACCGCCCGGCACCTTCATCGCCAGACGGTATGCCAGCCCGGCAATCATCGGCTCAATAAAGCGGAACGGAATATCTTCCACGTTCACACCGTTGCCAGCATCTACCATCCGGCGCAAACGCCAGTACACAAAGTAGTAGTAAGGAGTTGATGCCGTGCCCTGATCCGGCGCTGGCCATACGTTGATCTGCGGATACTGCTCAGTCGCACCCGGAGCGTTCGATGTCTGCCCGCTACGGCGGTTTATCCAGACTTGGATCGGGCGGCCTTGCGTGAGCTTGTTCGGGATTGTCGCGTACGTGCTGACGGATATACGATTGATGTTGATGTCGGTCTGATTAGCCTGGGAGTTTGGAAAAGTTCTAATAACATGTTCCAAAAGATCCACGGTGTCACTAGGTAGATCATAGGTAATCGTCCCTTGTACCAGAGGAATCGTGCCCTGCTCGATCGTCCACAGATTGATGCCACGGTTTGCCCACTCGGTAATAAGCAAGTTCAGGCTGCGCCGAGCCGTGCGGAAGTCATAGCCCGTCCGCAGCTCAAGGCCGCATCTCTCGAACGCCTCTTCGACAATATCGTTGAGGGTGGGGTTGAACGCCGTGGTGGACGTAGTGTATGCCATTACCTGAACCTTGCAGTCTTTTGCGCTATGCCCTTGGGCTGTTTAACAAACTGCTTGCCTTTTGCTTTCCCTGCCCGCTTTGCCTTCGTCGTGGCGGCATACTCTGCTGGGCTTAGAGCCTTGATCGCCTTTTCCGGGAGATAACGCTCTCCGGTCTTTGACGATGGCTTTCCGCTCTTTGTTCGCCATTTCTGTTCTCCCCATGCCTTCAGGCTTTGCTGCGGGGCTTTCATCCTTTGTAGCCCCCGCCCTTGGCTTTGTACTGCTTGGCCAACAACTGGGCCTTGCGCGCTGACCACTGGCCTGCTGCTGTACCCTGCACCGCCCGCGCCTTGATGCTCTCAAAGAGACTCTTGCGCATACCCGGCTTGGTGTAATTGCCAGCCTGATTAACCTTTGATCCCTTTGCCGCCTTCTTTACAGCATCTTCAACTGATGGCTTACCAAGACGAACGGATCCGCCGGAAGCATACTCAGCAAAGTCAGTATCATCCCGGCGGCGCTTGGTCTTGGCCTTCGGCATCTTGCTGGGGTTGATGTCCCCCATGCCGCGTGAAGGGCGCATATCAGCAGTACCCGCCTTTTTTCATACCCTTGTTGCCGGCCATCTTGACCATCGTGCCCTTGGTTTTACCTTTCATGGCAACACCATCACGGCTGGGGGCAGCGGTCTTCACAGCGCCCATCTTGGTCATGCCGCCAGAAGCCATCTTCTTGGTCTTGCCGCCGTACTTCATACCTTTCATCTCAGCCTCCTCGTGTTTAACCATCGACTTGGGAGCGCCCTTCTTCTTCATGAAGGACACTTCTTTCTTCATCATTGCCTTGGACTCAGCCATACCGCCACCCTTCTTCTTCGAAAGCCCAGCCTCCGACAGCCCGATGGCGATCGCCTGCTTGGGGTTAGTCACCTTCTGGCCAGATGAGGACTTCAACTTGCCAGCCTTAAACTCTTCCATCACCTTCTTGACCTTAACCTGGCCGCCTTTCTTGAAGCGCTGTTGCTGACCCATCTGATCATTCGGGCCTGCCATGGCTTGAGGCTGCATGTTGAAGGTCTGGTTAACGCCGCCGTTCTCTCCGCCTGCCTGTGGCTGATTGCCGTAGAAAGGATAGGTAGGCTGCTGGGTCTGACCAGTCACGCCACCGTCAGCAAACTTTTTGCGCTTTCTCATACCATCTTCCCTCTGGTTTTGCCGCGTTGTGCGCAACCATCAGCACGGCTAGATGCGCTGGAAGTTTTACCACCTGAAGCCATCTTCACTGAGCCGCCATGCTTCTTCATAAACTGAGACTTGTACGGAGTAGATGCCCGCTCACCCGTGCCGGCAATTGCTTTGCCAATACGTGCCAGCGGAGGCTCTTTTGCCGTAGACATCGACGTCTTGCCGCGCTCTTCCATGCCAGCCTCATCTACACCAAACGACTGACTTACTCGCTTGGAGACAGGCTTTTTCGCTGTCTTTTTCGCCACAGCAGGCTTGGTCTCGCTGGTTGGTCCGCCGCCTTTTGGCTCTGACTCTTCGAGGTAACGCTTGGCACTAAAACCAGCAGCGATTCCTTTTGGCATCTCGGTCTCGGTTTCGACTTCCTTGGATTCACTGATGTATTCCTTGGGGCCAGAGAAAGGAGAAGTTGCCCGCGCGCGCGCGCCCATCGTGGCATAGTCGTCTGGACCTTTACCAAGCTCTTCAGCCTTCAGTCGATCGCTCTTGGTTGAGCGTTCTTCAATCTCGACTTCTTTGCCAGCAGCAAAACGTTTGACTTTGCGTTTCATATGATCTTCCTGTTCGACTCGATCAACTGGTCAAGCTTGGACTCTAGCCTGTTGAACCGCTGATCGATGTGGTCAGTAATACGGTCAACTTCCGCCTTGGTAACGTTGTCACGTGCAATTTCCTCACGAGTCCTGTTCAACAGGATAGTGATACGGGCAAGCTCAGAAAACTTCTCATGAGCGATATAAGCAAACAGGCCCACAAACAGCGACAAAGCGCCATTCCAAACCATATTGATATCCACGATCAACACTTCCACCTTTTCAATGAAGCCGCCTTCCTTGTAGGACGACCCTTCTCATCTTTCATCGGACCCGGCATCCCAGACATGCGCGCGCAGAACGACCGCTTGCGAGCACCGCCCTCCGGCTGCGGAGCTTTGAGATTGCTGCCGGTAGCCTTGTTGTACTTTGCCCTGCCTTTGGCCGTCAGACCCGCCCCCTTAGACACGGGCAGCTTCTCGCCACGACCGATCGCAAGGGATGGGGTCTTCTTAGCCATAGAACACCGTCACGTTTGCACCAACACTGGTTACAACGGTCAGGTTGGACTTGCAAATGATGCCTTGATCAGGAATGTTTAGCGGAGTCACACCCGCCACACCGGGCGCTGTAAACACCACCAAGTTAGATGCTCCATCCTTGATCTGCACCGTAGCCGTCGTGCCGTACTGAATCAGGCCGCCCTTCAAGCGAGTGCGACCTTCGAGTACGACAGTCGTGGCGTTGGCAGGGCATATACCTGGCCGTACGTCTGATTGCATAGCCATGCTGGCCTCCTATTAGGAGTTCTGCTGACCGAACAGAGGATCAGTGACGTAGTAGGTGATGTAGCCAGAAACATCGCCGACAGCCGAGCTTGCGCTCTCAGTGGTGACGGTGAAGTTTTGATCCGCATCAGCAACAGTGCCGATACCAGCGCCTGCGCCAGTTGCGCCCGGAGTCACAGTCTTGGCCGAGGTGGCAGCCAGAGCCGATACATAGAACGCAGCGTTCGAAGCAGAGCCGTCGATCAGGGTGTAGCCAACATTCATCGAGCCGCTGGTCAGACCATTGGTGATAACAACCGAGGTCACAACAGCGTTTGCAGGGAGAATAAGTGGGGTGCTGGAGCCGGAAGCAACTACAACGTTGCCGGCAACTGCCGCGTTAGCAACATAGAAACCTGCTGCCATAACGCCAGTGCCGCAATAGGCTTGACGAGTGTTATCGCCGCCGCCCGAACGCCAGATACTTTGGGTGGTAGAAACTGCCATGATAAATTTTCCCTCATGCGGTTAGGTACGTCGATCTGCATGAAGTCAGCCGGGACTGTTCGACGCACCGGGTATTCCCGGATTCATAGCCTTATACTATGCCGCCAACCAAAATGCAAGGGGATGGCTATGGTTGCGCGAGCTTATAATTAATCAAGTTCAAGTCGTGCTCCGTAGGCTGTGTAAGGCCGCCATATTTGAACTCATAGCCGGTCAATTTGCCACGGCTGATGGGCTTGCCTGACTTCAACGCGCGCCGCAAGGTCGGCATCTTGATGTCGTAGTACTGGAGCGCCAGCTGCAAGCTAGGGAACAGAATCCCATCCCGGACAGAAAACACGGTTTTGCTCACCTTTTCGCCGTGATCAGGTCGTTTCTTGCCGTACCAGTAGTTGCCCTCGCCGGACAGGGTGGCGGAGATCTTGGCGCGGACTTCAGCTGACTTTGGTTTTCCGATCAAGTGGGCGCGTATCTTTTCTTTGGATTCCTCGGTATGTTTTTTTCCAGTCCAATTTTGAGCGACCAACTCTTCTGCGGTGCGCTTTCTTCCATAGGTAGGACTTAACTCTCCACCCATTCCAATCATCGGGGCTGTTGCATCTACTCCCAAGTTGTAACAGTAGTCTTTGCCTACATGCTCCTTCAGCCAGACATTCTCTGCGGCCAGCAAGTCTGCTTCATCTGGTAATTCTTCCACAACAACAAAAACAAACGCCTGCTCACCGTACTTGACCCACGCAGCCTGCAAATGCCGGTTGTTATGCCTACCGTTGCGCAGCTCAGAGAAATGCCGCGTTTTGCGGCGCTTTAAGTCCACCGCACTTCCGACGTAGAACTTGTTGTTCACCACGTTGATGATTTTGTAAATTCCTCGTGTCATATACCCTCCTGTGATTTCTGCAATCAGTGTACCTCATCTTAATCAGTAACGCAAGAGGAAAAATAAAAGGGGACCGAAGTCCCCTGAAAACCGTTGGTATTGCTAGGTTTTCTGTTAAGCGCCCTGCGATGCGAACATCCCGAGCGGGTCACTCCATCCAAAGGAATAACGCTCCCTTGCTTTATATCTAACATTACCGGTGTCGAAGTCTCCGTCCATTGAATTCTGGAGCGGGATACGAACAAAGTGCTTCATGCCGTTGGGTACATCGGTGGTGAGATACCAGCCGTTGTTGTCGGTCAGGAAGTGGTTGATCGTATAGCCTTCCGGAATCGAACCGTTGTTCACGATCGCGTTAACGTCGTTGTCATTGGTTCCTGGACGCAGCTGAGTTTCCAGCAGGCGGGTTGCAACGAATTGCAGTGCCGGCGGGACGATCAGCTTGCGGGGCTTGGCAGCGATCAGCAGACCACGTTCGTCGGTCCAAGCTGCGATCTGGATGACTGCGTTTTCAAGCGCGGTCTCAGACAGGTCAACTTGGGTCGAAGGGGTGTTGCTGTTGGTGCCGCCTGATACCAGCGGGTGAGCAGTGCTGAACAGTGCAACGCCATCGCCGCCGGGATAGTTCGACGAGAAGCCGTTGTTCAGAACAGCAGCAGCCTTAACCTGCTTGGTGTAGGCCATAGCACGAGCCAGCGCCTTGGTATAACGGCCTGACAGGCTGTCATACAGGTTGTCCTCGATGGCCTCTTCGGTCAGCGAGAAACCCAGTGCGATGGTTTCGTGGTTGTATCGAGCAGTCCACGCCTCTTGGCCGTTGTCGTACGCGATTGCAGAACCTTCGTTCTTCACCGGTGCGGCACTGAAACCAGACAGCTTGGTCTCTTCTTCGAACGAACGCTCGGAGGTCTCGGTTTCGTAGATCTCTTTGTGTTCTTCGCCATAACGAGCATACTCCATGCCGAACAAAGCGTTCAGGCCAGGCAGCAGCTCTTTCAGTAGTTGTGCACGTGAAATAGCCATGTCTTACTCCTTAAACACCAGTCGGGTTCAAATACGCATGACCGCCGGTAACAGTTGCAGTGTTAGCACCGCTCAGGTTCACCGAAATAGTCACATAAGGCGCGTTGAATTTGCAAATGAACTCGCAATAACCGTTAGAGGTATTGGAAGTGTCGGGAACAATGTCAACGATACGGATCGGCAGCGAAGCAGTCGTAGCGATGGAAGTACCATCGATAGCGATTGCCGAGTCGCCGGTGGTGTTTGAGCCGGAGTTCTGCACCAGAGCCGCGTTTGCGCCAACAACATCCGGGCCATAGAAAGCGACGGTCGTAGTTGCCGAAACAGAGGCTACTTTGAACAGAACGTCAGGATCATCAACCACGTAAGCCTGAGCGTCGGAAGCCACGGTGCCAGCAGGCCAGTACTGCGCAAACTGCTTCTGCTTGGTCGTGGGGTTGGTGTAGGTGCAGCCTACAAAGATGCCAACCGGTGTTGCGGTGGTGGTGCCAACGTCTTTTTCGACGGTGCCATTTGCCACGCGCTTGACCACATCGCCGTAGTAGATGCTGGTGTTGTAACCAGAAGCAATCGACATTAGGCGAGTGGAACCGGCGTACACCTGACCGCCGATCAAATTGATCGGCTTCAAGCCATAAGGCTTGTCAATAGTCGGATATGCCATTGTTTACTCCAAAAAGTTATTTGCCACTTCCTCTCGAAGTCGAAGAACTTGACTCCTTGAAGATGGGCATACGAGGGTCATTTTGCCGCATAAGGTTGTTGTCAACCGCCTTGATTTGCTGCTCCGATTGTTTTAGGTAATAGTCATTACGCTGCTCGGCCAGCTCTTCTGGCGTCTTGACCAACAACACATCGCCAATCTGAACGCAGTCTTTCCACCTGCCCTCACCATTGACTAGCAGTTGATACTGAGGCTGCTCTTCAATCTTCACCGGCTCCCAACCCTCACGAAACTTCATTGATATGTTTCGTGCGTCGGTATCGCCCTGAAGCGTGACGCGCATCCAACGATACTTGTAACCCGGTTGCTTATCTGGTTCTGGCAGAAGCTCCGGTGGTGCCCACTGCTTGGGGCGCTCCGCTTGGGTACGAGTTTCGATATTACGTGGTGTACGGTTCTCAGCCATTTATCTACCCTCCAATTTCATCATTTCCTTGACGTACATCTCCAGTGGAACGCCCAATTTTTTGGCCGCGTTTGCCATTGACTGCGAAACCTTGATCT